AACACAATTTTATTTGCGCCAGAGCTTACATCTATAACGCCGTTGGTATCTATAATATCAGTTAAAGTTGAGCCGTTTCCAAGTGCCGCATATATCTCTGTAAAGTTTGCGTTTATCTTGGTTGCTCCTGCACGAAGGGTGTCACCATTACCATCGTTTGCGCTGCTTCCTATTCCTACACTTTGTAAAGCCATATTCTATCCCTCGTCAAATGTGTCTGTAGTAGAGTCTAAGGTTGTTGTTGTGCTATCAAAGCTTGGTGCTGTTACACTAGGATTAACTGTAACAGTCCCTATAAGAGCATTAGCACTAACTCCAGATGGGGTTATATCATCATTACCAGAGTCTGACGTAGTTATTGTAACTGTGCCAATTTCCCCAAGAGCAGTTAAATTATTTCTAGGCGTAATACCCAGTATGTCTCTAAAACCAACAGGATTATACCCGTGTTGGATAGCCCTCTGCTCTGGCAACTCTGTCTCTGGTCTAGGACCGCGTAAAGCTTGTGGATCTGGAAACGCTCTTGGTGGAAACAACTGTGGATGCTTAGTCTCAAACTCATCAGGACCGACCTTGGCACCCGTCCACTCTGTCTTCATCTCACGAAGACGGTAACGGCGACCTGACCGATCCGATATACCATAAGCATGTTTACCACTAGCGTAGGCCATTACACCCTCAGATAACTCAAACTAGGCTGCAACTTCAAAGGTGTTCGACCTTGATCCTCGTCCGCTGCACGTTGGAACTCTTCTTCATAAACTGACTTTAACATTTGAATACGATCTGGTGCTCGTTTCATAGCCATGTAGTAGGCTAACCCCGCCACCATACAAGGATAAAAACGAAAAGGCATATCAGTAGTATTAACAAGAGCGTCTGCATCTTCTATCCTGCGTACATAATAATAACGAACTTGGTCTGTAGAGTTTTCAGGAGTAGACCACAAATACATTACAGGTGTAATTTGCCGATCTAACCAAAACTGACTTGGCCTGCCTTGAGTAGTTTTACTGGGAACTGTCGCATAATCACCACGGCTAATACGTTGAAGTTCATAATCCGTGTTAGATCTTCGTATCACAACGTCCAACACATCAACGACATCAGCAGCTAACGCATAAGAAGATGTCCCTTGTGTTACAGTAAAGTCTGCTTCTTTTACCGTCCACAAGTTAAGACCACGATTAGCCCAGTCTGCAAACATCAGATTCATAGACCTACGAGCCGTCTTAGCATCATACCCCGTGCGAACTTCTAGTCCACACCTCTCGTATGCTTCTTCGATTACCTCTCCGACATCGAGGTTAAAATCTCTTGATCCTGATGTTGTCATTGTATCAACTCATATGTGGTTTCTGATTTGTTTTAGTTACAACCGCCCCACCATTTTTAAAACCAATTTGAGCAGCAACTTCTGGAGCTTTTTTCTTTAAAGCTCTCATGCCATCTCCTTTTGGACCTTCAGGTATCGGCTTCTTCTTCTTTTCCATCGTTATCCTCCTGATTATAAAGATTATCGAACACTCGATTGACATCTAGTGTATAGTCTAAATCACTTTTTGAATAGTGTATATGTTGTGAGGGTCTAAAGTCTGGTGCACCCTCACCCACTGCAAACCAAGCGGGATGTGTAACCCTTACTCGATTGTTCGGTAAAGCTACTATATTTCCTGTCCACTCTCCTGCATCCAACAACTGCATCACATGGCTTTGTTTATGTTGTGCCGGATCATCTGCAATCTCAGAGTTTGTGTAGTCTACAGTAAAAAGATACTTTGCAGGAAAGAACTGTCCATCAATCTTCGCCATCCATGGACATGGTGTAGCCCTATCTAAAACATACACCGCATGATCATGTGATGCACAATCCCACGGTTGAGCATCATGTGTTGACATCGGCACAGGCCATTCAGCTAATGGAATATCTGCCACCAATGCCGTAAGAGGCATTCTTGCCCACATTGCACCGCCATGAACTGTATCTTCCTCTTCGTCTTCAGCTTCACAACCAGTAAAGATTACTTGAAAACTTAACGATCTATTAGGCATACTTGTTACAGCTATGACCATAGCATGTAAAAACTCGCCATGATACTTCTCATGGTTATGGGTATATTCTCTACGAACCCACGCCTTAAAGTAAGGTATGTTGCTTTGAAGATAAGGCATTAGGTTTAAAAAGTTCCTTTAAAGCCTAGCCCTTTAACTTGACCCCCGGCCTTGTAACCTTTAACCTTGCCACCCGCTTTCATGCCTTTAACCTTGCCACCCATCTTCATGCCTTTGACTTTGCCCCCTGCTTTCATGCCTTTGACTTTGCCCCCTGCTTTCATGCCTTTGACTTTGCCACCCATCTTGTAACCTTTTTTCTTCATTGCCATGTGAGTTCTCCTTTCAAAAGACTCTTACTAAGCCACCATTAGCCTTTTTATTCTTCCAACTAATTCGTTTCGACGATTTCTTTTTCTTTGCAGCAGATGTACACTGTGCCATAGTAGGGCGACAAGCGGGATAACCTTTACGCTTCTCTCCCTTTTGACGACCACAGGGCTTTCCTGTCTTGCAGTCAACCCAACCCTTGCCATCATTCTGACCAAACCATTCCCGCAAAGAGTTCTTTTTCGCCATCAAAATGTCCTTGTAGTCTTACGCCTTGACTCTTCTACTTGACCACAGCCAGAGGCAATAAAACCCCCTCCATTAAACCTTTTCTTAGGAGGACGTTTGGGATTATCAATTGAAGAAACTATTCCACCTTCTGCTTTCTTAGTAGAGTTTCCCCAGTTTTTTGCCCCTACTTTGCGGCATTTTGATAACGCCCCCGAAGCGTAAGCCGAGGGCCATACTTTGTAACGGCTTTTTACTTTGTGATAACAAGCGTCTTTTTTTGTCTTTTTCTTTGCCATTAGTCACCCCCTTCGATGGAGGCTTGGATACTTGCTGTCGCATCTGCGCCCTCGAGATTGCCATATGTCCTCTCCATCTCTGTCTTTATATAATCAATTTGTAAGGCCATAACCTCTGTTCTTTTATCAACGGCTATCAAAGTCTTTGTGACCCAATCAATCCAACTGTAGCCAACACCACCAACACCGATTATAAAAGCTGTTATAAGAGCTATTGTGACTTGTTTGTTCACTTCATTCACCACATTTTACAAGACCAGTATTTGGCCTTTAGTTTATCAAGAGTGCCTTTATCACAACCGTGACGAGCACGGAAAGACTTACGACGTTTTGGGTTTGATTTCTTGATAGTCATATTGGCGTCCCCAAATCTGACTATCTTTTCTTTACCCTTGTCACACGCTTTAACAACAAACTTCTTGCCGCCAGAAACCTGACGTTTCGGTTTATTGCACTTCATCTTATCCTTGTCGATCTTAGCCATCTTACCCTCAGAAAAAACGGCGGCTCTTACACCGCCGTTGCTTTAACCAAAGAATCCAGTAATTGAGTCAATGTTGGTAAGCGTCACATGACACTCATCATCAAAGATCATACCGTGATCTGGAATGGTAATCTGGTTATCATCACTTTGATGAAAGACCATAGATAACTGTGTTGCTCCACCACTACCGTTTTTGAACACAACCGCAGGAGAACCGCTACCCGCAGTTTTTACATAAAATGATTTTAGTCTAGTTCTACCGCCCTGTAGTGTTCCAGTCGCCGTAGCTGTCTTTGCAAAAATAGAAGCAGCCATCTAACATCTCCTATTAGCCAAGGTTGTTGTTCTGAGCATACAAAATAGTAACGCGAACTTCACCCGCATTTGTTGCAGCAGAGTTAGTTACAGTCAAACGAATGTCTGCTGTTCCTGTGTCCTCCCACGCCAACGTACCGCCTGCTTGAGTAGTAGGATATTTACGTCCCGCCGTAGTTCCGATAGCAAATGTATTTACAAGAGTTGCTGCACCACCAACCGTGTCTCCAACACTTAGGTTAGTAGCTCCACTTGCTGCTGTAATAACGTCAATTACACAGTCAATAATCTGAGAGTTTGCAGGGATAACAACGTCTGTCACAGACGCAGCTAATGCACCACCAGATAAATCTGCTGCAAATGTCTGAGACATTACTACTTGACCAGTGTTTTTGATGTTTGAACCAAGAGTTGTACCCGTGGTTTCTTTGATGGTTCCTGCTTTAATAGGACCAGAGAAAGTTGTCGTACCCATGTTGATCTCCTGTCTAGGGTTAGTCAGCCACACCATGTGACTGTCAGGGATACAAACAGAGTAACTTATCTTTAAACAAAAAGAAAGGGGCAACCGAAGCTGCCCCAATCAAAATGGAGGTAATACCTCCTTATATCACAGTTTAGGCTCCAGGTGAACCAAAGATACAACGTGGGTCTGAGAACCCAAAGCTGTAACGTTCACGAGCTTTAAACCTCATGTTTCCTGTGTCGAAGTCTGCTTCCATGTTTGTGGATAGCGGAGTACGCTCAAAGTGGATCATTCCACGAGGAGCATCAGTCATGATAAAGAACGCATCAGGATCTGTTAGGAAGTCGTTAACGGCATAACCGTTAGGCAACATGCCCATTGATCTTAGTGCGTTTGTATCATTGTCCGCTGTACCAACACGAAGGTTAGATACCATCAGACGCTCTGCAACGAATTGCAGTTGTCTTGGGATAAGTAACTTCATGCCACGTAAAGCAACTTTTAAACCACGCTCGTCAACAAATCCTGCGATATTAATCAAAGCATCTTCAAGAGATGTTTCGTTTAAATCAGCAGCAGTTGCAGGTTCGTTGGCAAATGTACCTCCAGAAGTTAGAGGATGGTTAGTCGCACAAAGTGCAACACCATCACCACCCGCAGTAGCACCACCTGTGAACGCTGTGTTCAATACAGATGCAGCTTTAACCTGCTTTGAGTGTGCCATTGAACGAGCCAACGCACGAGTATAACGTGAACCAAGACGATCATAGAGATTGTCTTCGATAGCTTCCTCAGTGATTGAGAATGCCAACGCTACTGTTTCGTGGTTGTAACGAGCAGTGTATGCTTCGTTAGCGTCGTCAAAGTTTACTGCGCCACCTTCTGATTTAGTCGGTGCCGCTCCGAAGCCGGATAACATCACTTCTTCTTCAAACGCTCGATCTGAAGATTCAGTAGTGTAGATCTCTGCATGTTGGTTTTCGTACCTTTCGTACTCCATACCAAACAAGGCGTTGAGACCTGGTTCCAACTCTTTCGCTAGTTGTGCGCGAGATATAGCCATAAGTCAGTCTCCTTATACGCCAGTCGTTGAAACAGTACCGCCTGCAATCGCGCCATTGGCGGAATTGAAGGAGTTGTTTAAACGAACAATTACAGGGATACCCGCTGCGGTAAAATCTGAATTTTCAGGGTCATCTTGGATACCCATGATTCTCAAATTTAAGTTTGCAGTGGCAGCGATTGTGCTAACAGCCAGTTTTGCGGAAGAGATACCAGTCGTAGAAGATCCGGCAGCAGCGTCTGCAAAATTTGCGTTTGCGAACACATGTCCTCTAGCAGTTGCTTCGCTTGTTAGTGAAGCATCTGAACAGATGACGAATGTTTGCATTGGGTTGTCATACACGAAAGCTTTGACGGGATGATTAGTATCCGCGCCAGAGCCGGGCCAGTTGTTGGAAAATATTGTTTCACCAGTGGTGGACGAAACGTATTCACAACCCCAGAAAACACCTACAAGACCTACAGTGCCACCCGCAGCCGCGCCAACTTTGTCAATAAAACCAGTTGATAGCGGGATAACAGGTGAGCCTTGAAAGATCGTGTTTGTATTTCCGGCTGCTATACGATACTCGGTCGCACCAGTGGTGTTAGTAGCCTGACCGACTACTCCAATCGGACGAAGTCCGAATGCACCGTTAGTGTTTGCCATAGTAGCAATCCTTTATGTTAATCGGAGTCTCCGTTGGATCCCCCGAAGGTTACACGACTTTGCCGATTATTAGTAATCGGCATTGAAGGATGTTGTTCCTTCATCAAGTCCTGATCCACAGCAGTCATTTGTTCGCGGGTTCGGCCCCCGTAATACTCGTTTCTCTCATGCGCTGTCTCTTCAGGTATAC